CGCTTGGCAACTCTACCTTTACTACGTGTTGGTCGGGAGCGAACACCCATAGTAACGCTAACACGAGTGTTACTAGCAACCCAGCTTTTACCCTCTGTACTGTCATTCTCTTTCTCCTCCGCTAGCAAGTCTCTATACACGTTCGGATAGAGGTGAGACAGGCGCACTAGCGCCCTATCTCTTGCTCGTCTGTAGTTTCGATAATGAATTGCTTGCTTACCACTAACCTCTTTACTCTCCATTGATCTTGTCCTCCCACACTATAAGCACATAGACTAGCACTATTACTACGCCCAACCCTAACCAGTAGCTCATAGCCCTACCTCCCTCGCCTGTTGGATAACCTCAGTTATGTCTATCGTTTGCCCTACTAGATGAGCGTCCTCCTCGTCACTATCCCACGCACTCACTAATAGGCGTGAGCCTACTGGCGCTAGGAATAGCCATTGTATAGCGTGTGTTGCGCTGGCTCCTCCCCACGTGTTCACACCCTCAGGCTCTACCACTTCATAGAACAAGATTAGGTCGGACTTTGGTGGGTGAATTGTGTAGACGTTGCTATCTCCCATAAATTTAGTTCCATTGTCTAGCATACGTAATACTCTGCCGTCACTCACTCTCGTCCTCCTCCAAATTAAAGATACGCGATAGCGCACTGTTGGCACGCTGTAGGTTCTTGATAGCTCGCGCTATCTCCTCCTGCTGTAAGTCCTTCTCAGCTTGATTGAGGCATAGGTCTACCTTAGCCTCTAGGTATTCTTTATTCATTACTCTCTCCCTATCTTGTAGCCCAGTAAATAGTTATAGGTAGCGCAAGAGCAACTATCTTGTAAATAATCCTGCGCTTTGTCGTAGGCATTACCAGTTAATAACACGCCAGCTTTACCCATAAGATCCTCTAAGTCCTGCAACTCGCAACTATTCATTACTCTCTCCCTCGCTAGTGGGTAGTACTCTACCCTTGAATTGTGTTTCGATTATCTTTACTGTCTCCTCCCCTATGTACAAGGTATCCCAGTTCCAGCTTTTAGGGTCTCCGTCATAGGTATCTATCTCTAGCGTTACCAGGTATCTATCTTTCATCACTTGCCCTCCTTCTCACACTCTAAAAGACTCTCACACCACTCCCAGCCGCTACCGGTCCACAGAAGGTGACTCGCCACCTCCCACAATCCCCAAATAGCCAGCCCAATCAAGATCCCAGCCACTAACCAACCTCTAGGCGTTAAGTATTGCATCTTGCACCCTCTCACATTCGTGTGTTTTGTTGATGAATTGGTCTAGGCTTATCATCTGCCAGCACTTAGCGCAAAACCCTATTTCCTTTTCCCATTGCATTAGTTGTCCTCCTCCTTGTCTATGTCTGAACCGTAAAACTCTACAGAATACTCAACATCCTCACCCTCAAGGGTGACAGGTTCCTCAATCTGTGCGATAACCTGTAATTGCAAGGCGCCAGCCTCCTCCTCGCTCAGCTCGCGGTCTGTATAGAATGAAACCGCTAGGACATATCTAGTTCTCATTTGTTCGCCTCTAATTCCATAGTTTCTGCCTCCATAAGTAGGTTAATCCAATCCTCTACCGCTTGAGGATTGTTCGCATATTCCTTGAGCGCATCGCCTAAGTAATCCATCTCAAGGAAACCCAATACATTACGAGGATTTCCGCTATAGAGTCTGCAGCCCAAATGCTCATCGGAATATCCGATAAGGTCAAGGAATATGTAATAAGGTGAGCCTGTTTTGTTGTCGTAATTCATAGACCATTGGATGAGGTTAGTTACCTCGCACACGTTATCGGCTGGCGTTTCGATTAAATCCCAAAAGCCTTTTTGGTTGATTGTTTCCATTTATTTTGCCTCCTGTAGTTGCTTGATGTAGACCTTGTATTGTCCTAGTTGAAATTGCAATCCCTTAACGGTTGCATTTGATTTACGTCCTATCTTGATTGGGCTAAAAGATGCCCAAGAGAAAACATCGGTTAGGTGTAAGCCTTTTTCATCTTGCATTACCGCGAAACGATTGTCTAGCATTAGGAAATCGCGGTCAAAATACTTAGCATCTATGTTTAGTTCTGCTGCTAGTTCTTGCAATGTCTTAGGCATTATGCCACCTTTTTTGCATAGTCTTGAATAGATTGGATTGCTTTATCGTATGAAGATGACGCGCCAGCAAATGAAATGCCAGACGTTAAATGCAGACACCAAGACCAAGTTTCGCTGATTGTGTCTTGTCTACGCTTGATGTCGTAACTATCAATCTTTAATGCTGTTGTGTTCATTTCTAACCCTTTCGATAATCAGCTCGTGATTGAGTTGATGGTATAAGTATACACGTACTATACCGTTATGCAACAACACAACACCAAAACAGATAACGATTACATAACGCTTTTACCTGGCAACCGGTAGACAGATAGGGTCAATATGTCTAGGCACTAGTTGTAAGTTACTGAGCGAGCTGACCTAGTAACTTGGGATCTTGCTGGGAATGCTGGCGATGTTGTGGCTGCTGGTCTATCTGTTAGGGCTAGACCTTGCAAGGTAAAGGTGGCGAGGTATCGCCTACACGATAGGCCTTGCCTATCTTAGCGGTTATTTAATCGGGCTAGGGGGGAATGTTAAATATGTGCCGATGTGGTAGCCAGCCCTGCGCCAGTATCCAATACCATTGACAGGCAGGGCAAAACTGTCTAACCGTCTACCATAGAATGAGAGTCTGCCAGCGCAGGACGGGCACCCCCCGTTGTTGTTTTTAGTAGGGGGTAGTACTGTGTACCGTAACAAAAAATATTTGCTAAAGTGAAGCTGTAATATGGCTTTGACCTGCGGTTATATATACTGTGATACAACTCACATTCTAAAAACGGGAAATGCGTTAAATTTCCTGCCTTATATATAGTAAGGGGCTTTAATAGGAAAGACCCTGAGCAGTAACGGTATGGCCTCTAGCGAGGCCCCTAGGCCGAGCACTAACTTACCCCTCAGTTCGCTGTGGCTCCTTCGGGCGCTAAGCCCGACCCGCCCAGTACTTTTAGTGGGAATAGGTCTATCTACTGGTAGATGAAACCTTCCTCGCCTAGTACAAGGAATCTCTGATTCCGGCCCGAGGCCTACGCGCCTCGTGTAAAGATAAGATCCGATTCCGGCCCGTCCCCAATAAATTTTAGGAGATCACGTGGCTGACAATAGTGCCGACATCGCCAAGAGGTTAATCCTTGGCTGTGTAGCAGAGGGTATGACCATTGAGCAGGCTTGTGCCTCCGCCGGTAAATCCATTAAGACCTACGAGTACTATCGTAGAACTGACAAGATCTTTACTGACAAAGTTGACCGAACACGCCTAGGTCTCAAGGACAAGTCCTTTGCAGCATCTGATGTCCACGACCTTACCTTTGCAGAGTTTCGTCAGAAGTACCTACACTCCCGCACCTTTCCACACCAGCAGAACCTGATCGATGTAATCGAGGGCAGGGAACCTGGATGGCTACATCCTTCTATGAAGTATGAAAAGGGTCTGGCTAATAACCGTATCCTTTTGAATATCCCGCCGAACCACGCCAAGTCTATGACCGTGACCATTGATTACGTCACTTGGCAGGTTTGTCAGAACCCTAACTTTCGTGTGCTAATAGTCTCTCAGACTCAGCAGTTAGCCGCAGACTTTCTCTACGCCATCAAGCAACGCCTGACTCATCCAAATTATGAAGCACTCCAACAGGCTTACGCTGCTGGCGTAGGGTTTAACTCTAAGTCTGCCTCTTGGCAGGCAACCCGTGTCACCTTCGGTGATGAGCTACGTGAGTCATCTGAAAAGGACCCGAACATCGAAGCCGTCGGTATCGGTGGTCAGATCTACGGTAAGCGTGCCGATATGATTATCGTAGACGATGCTGTGACATTAAAGAACGCTAACGAGTTTGAAAAACAGATCCGCTGGTTAACCCAGGATGTGCGCTCTCGTTTGAACCCTACTGGTAAATTGATTATCGTAGGTACCCGCGTTACCGCAGTAGACTTATACAAGGAGCTACGTTCCGAAGACCGCTACCCTGGTGGCTTGGTCCCTTGGACCTACCTTGCTATGCCAGCTCTACTGACAACGGACGAAGACCCTGATAAGTGGGAGACTCTTTGGCCAGCATCCGATGCCGCCTTTGACGGACAGACAGAAACAGATTTGAACGAAGACGGCCTCTATCCTAGATGGAATGGTCGTAACCTTTACAACGAACGTCAAGCTATGGATGCATCTACTTGGGCGCTTGTCTATCAACAGCAAGATATCTCAGATGATGCAATCTATGACCCAGTATGTGTAAGAGGTTCTATTGATGGTATGCGTAAGGCAGGTCGTTTGGTTCCTGGTCACCCAGGCCATCCGCGTGATGTCAATGGCTTTTCTTTTATTTGTGGTCTTGATCCCGCTATGGTTGGTGATACAGCCGCCGTTTGTTACGCTGTTGATCGCGCTACACATAAACGCTATATCGTTGATGCTATTAAGATTACTAGGCCAACGCCTGCTGCGATCCGTCAGTTAATCTTTGACTGGACTTCCCTGTACTCACCTAGTGAGTGGATAGTAGAGAAGAATGCTTTTCAATCATTCCTTACGCAAGATGAGGGCATC